AAGACAGACTTCTACAAAACTATGGTCATCTTCTTCGCTGATAAAGTACTCAGCAAGCTTTAGGGTGTTGCATTCAGGGCACCATCTTGCTGGCATTACTTTATTGATAAGGTAATTTTTTTGCATTACGGAAAGCCTTCCTCAAAGGCATTCATTTGTTTAATAAGTTGTTGCGCAGGAGGGTTAGCAAGATATTCTGCCACCGCGCCAGTAGGCTTACACAATCCAAGCTTAATGGCTGTTTCAACAGTTCCAAGAATTAAATTAATTTTTTTATCCAATATGCCTCTAATTAGGCCAGTATCATGGTCATGATCAATAGCGATAGCTTCTATTTTTTGCCCAGTCAAATTGCAGACTCCATTAGATAATAATTCTAACGCCATAATCGTTTCTGGTGTTAAATTTTTATCGGTACATCCCGAACGTTTTAACTTAGCTTTTCTCTGCTTGTAATAAGATAAATTCCTGGCTTTCCTGTCTTCTTTCCTGCTTTTCCTAGTTCGTAAATTCCGGCAATGTTTGCATTCAGACTGCCTACCATCTGTTGCTTTTCTGTCTCTATGAAAACTATCTAAAGGCAAAACTTTTTTGCACATGTAGCATTTCTTATGGTCGACAGGAATCTGCTCACTCATTTCAGCTAAAAGATGCTTCGTAAACAGCAGGAAGGTTTTTGCGCAGAATTTCTTTTACGTCCTGGGCAATCATCCGATGCTCAAGTTGGGTTTCTACACCAGCTCGAATCTGTACGTAATGAATCCAAGAACGGATGCTGCCAGACATGTAAAGACGTGTCGGTGTCCCCAGGGGCAGGATGCTGCGAGCGCATTCCTTAGCAACACCTTTTGACAGCAGGTACTCGTAATAGTCAAACGAAGCGTTGTAAAGCTGCTGGATCTGCAACTCCATAAAGCCTTTCATCTCTGGATCGAGATCATCATGACTAGCCTGCTTGTTCTTATTGTCTTGTCGACGCAGGTGAGGCATGCCTACAGCACCAAGCTGATCAACAGATGAATACCTTTGAGAAAACTCCTGGTACGAAAAGCTGCGATGCCTAAGCACTTGTGCTGCGATTGCACGAGTTGTATTGATCTCAACTTGCATGGTTGCCATTTCAAATGGACTCCAATGCTTGTGCTTGATCAGATACTTGACGAGCTTGGCGGATGTTTCATGGTTGCCTTGATTCTTCGGATTAGATACCCGTGCCATGTAAACGATTTGCTTTTCAGCATCAGGCGTAATACTTACAAGATGGGCGCTGTGACGTTCTTTATTCATTGAAGTTGGGCACATCAAAAGGGGTCCGGCTCGTAAGCAAATCCAGGCGGAAATTTGAACTGCTTATACCAGCCAGGGTAAGTAAGAGTTCTAAGTTTCGGCTCACGATTTGGCCAATTTCCGAGATCAGAGCACATGTTGTAAACGTACATAGCGGAATCACACTTCCGCATAGCCTCTTCCATCATGTAATTATCGACTTCAAACAAATCCACGGTATAAGGAGCCCTTCTCTCTACAGCAGCAAAGATGAATCGAAAGGGTTTTCCGAAGGCAACCTCAGCAGCCCTTGCATAAAAAGCCGCTTGAAAGTCGTAGCCGAGTCCCACAACCTTTTTGGTAAAAATTTCAGGCTCTACGGAGTCAGTGGTCTTGAGATCAAGAACAATACCTTCGTCAATCAGGACACGATCTAGCCGAGCTTTGCAGGGAACGCCACTCCATTCCCAATAGATTGAAACCTCATTGTGCTTGATGTAATCAGGTTGCGTAGGGTCAAACCAATCAAGCCTCTGCAGTGACTTGTACATACCAATGACAGACCCCCAGGGGTCATCTTTGCCCCCGCAGTTAAGAACCTTTTTCTTGCCCACCTCGGCTTTCCACGCCTTACCTTCTTTTGTTGAAAGGTTCAGGCCGTCTGGCTTGCGGATATATTGAGCGTCAAAAGCTTCCTCACCATCAAGGGCAATTGCGTGCAAAGCAGTGCCCATCTCCATCGCAGGAGTTGGGATGAATTTATTGCTTAGTGCCGCTTTGTAATGAGCAGGGCTGTCTAGGATCTTTTTCAGGCTTGACTGATTGACACCGTTCTCATTCCGATACTTGTGATCGGGCTGGTTATAGCAAACAGTAGCCACGTCATAACAAGCGCTGTAATGAAAGTGTAATGACCAAAGTCAAAAAGGAATTAGCTCGCAGATGGTAATCGACCACCTTGAATCCTTTTGGCTGCTCTTGACCCAGCGGACCTCAATCTCAGGAATGATTGATACCCTGTCGTCGACCCATAGCAAGCCGTTTGCACTATCCATCAACGCACCAATGATATTGTCCGCATCTGCTCTAGCCTCACCTTGAATATTCAAGATAAGACGCAAAGGCCCTTGCAATGGCTCCTGGTGCCACTGTTCTTTTAGCTGTCGCTTCATCTCTTTTTGCTTGTCCTTATAAGCCTTCGGCATAAATGTGCCCTTGCTGGTGACACGCGGCCGAGCTTTAGAGAACAAAGGCATATTGACGACTAAGTCGTAACACTTGACGGTATCCAATGCTCGAAAGCGTCTTGTCAAGAATACCGATCCAGTGTTTCGCCGTAATAACGGATTACTTCCTCGTGCAGATCTACGTCATGCTCAACAAGTGATTCAAGTTTTTTGTGCATCTTGATTTCGCGTGCAAGATACCAAGCAGCTTTTTTCAAGTCGCTAACTGGGCAGTCACTTTTTCGTCCAGCCCGGCTGATATACTTAACGACGTTACCTAGATTAAATCCCAGTCCCCAATCCTCGATGGCATCAATAGGTTGGACTTTACGGCCTGCAGAGTAATGTGATGGGTTGTGGATTTGATCGCTGTTCATTTTTTCTCTGATGGTGTCTTGATGTTTCGGTTGTCTCGAATAACTCTTTGTTGCTGCTTTTTAGATAGCCAAACAGATACACCTTCTTTTTGCCAGTATAAAACTTTTCCTTTTTCCCAGCCGGCACCCATAAAGACATAAACCTCTTCACCTTTGCGAAAAGAACGCATAGGCAACGGTTTTTGCTTCATCCACTCTGCTGCCTTTATTGCTGAGGGCTTCGACTTGATGGTGCCGTCTTTTAAGATTCTCATGTAATACTCATTTTGATATTGTTAGGGAGACTTGCATTTAGTCCTGACACTGCCTTGATGATTTCGTGCAGGTACTTATGGTTCTCCCCTGCAGTTAGCTCCCAATCATCTGTATTGGATCTGTAAATCAATATTCCAGCAGCAGTCATGTCGCCAATAACTTGCTCGACCAGCCATTGTGCTCGTGTGATGTCACAAGCCTCTTCAGAACAGTCTTCCCAGCCAGTAAGCAATTCCCATGTGCCGCAGACGGGAGTGATTGCTCCGATCACATGAGAAATCTTGACGTAACCCTGAAACAACAAAATCGCCCACACAAATGCCCGCACATTTGCAAAGGTCAAACTTGGAGTAACGTCATGAAGCAACCCAACAGTGCCTGGGCAAGCAATTGATTCATTCAGGTCCATGGCGTAAATTCTTTAGTAAATAGTTCCAAACAATAAAAAAGCCTCCCGAAGGAGGCCTTGCATCAGAACGGTGATGCGCTTGATCCAGTGTCTTTGTAGGGCTGGTTGACCCGAGCGTCTTTGACGTCCAGGTAGACCTTGTCCTTCCACACACGCTGTACAAGTTGTCCCGTCACAGACACAAAGTCGCCACGTTCAATGCGATCCGAAAGAAACTCAGCCTGTTTGCCTGTGACTTGCACCGAGTAAAACTGGCCAGGCTTATCGTCGCCTTTATAGTAGAAGTACTCAGTGTCGCGAACACTGAACTCAGCCACTTTGTAGCTAGGAGTCAATTCGCGAATGGTGACCGGGCTCTGCCCTTCTTTACAGACAACAGTCCCAGAAACAGTTGCTTGTGCCATTAATAGTCGAATGAATGGTTTACTACATTTTAGCGAGCTAGGTATGCAGCCCACATGTCACGTTTATCTTTGTCCATTTTTAAGGCTAGATGCCGCATTCTTTGTACAGCAGCTTTTTTCATGCGTCGAGCGTCATCTTTCTTGATGCCAACAGCACGGGCAGCACTATCGATACGACCTAGACGACCGTAGGCTGAGATCAGCTCTGCAGTTTTACCATGTATCCCAGCCTTGTCCATAAACTCCTGCAAGAGCTTTGCATAGTCAGAAGTCGGCTCATTGCTTATCAGCTTGTTTTCATCTGAAATCGTTTCAATTCTGCAAAGCGCATCGCTGTGACGTGATGTACCGCCGCCATTTGGTTGACCAGTCTTGACAACTTGATCAAGTGAGCCGACGTCCATAGATGCGATAGCTGATTGCAGTACACGTGGATTTTTAGTACCAGTAGCAAAATCTGCAATTTCACCAGTCTGCTTGAAATGAACTGCAGCTCGCCAAGTTCCTTCAGGGATGTAGACAACATTCTGTAAGACGTGACCCTGACGAGAGACAGCCTGGCGGATCCATGGGGTTGCATAAGTACTGAATGCATAGCCTCGTGTTCCGTCGTACAGCTCAGCTGCCCTGCGAAGGCCCGAATATCCGGCCTGCAAAAGATCAGGGATCTCACTGCTGTGTGCGTGAAGGCTCTGACGCTTTCTTACGTAAATGTCAACGACCTTCTTGATGAGCAACAGATTGTGCTGAGTGATCTTGTTAATAATCCTCAGGTACTTCTGATCGTAGGCAATGTCATTCTTATCCAATGCATCTCGCCTTTTGGCCAAAGCGATAATCTCTGCCTTGGGCAGAATTGGATACCTGGAGGCTTGATCAAGCCATTGAGCGACGGAGTCTGTTTGCAAGGAAGTGATCGTCAGCACTGAATAATTATGAAAGGCCTGAAAGGGGCGTCAACCCCCTCCAGGCGGAATGTCAACAATTACTCCAGAAAAGTATTGACAAAAACTTAAGAGATCACCATTGACTGGCAGTGGTTTGCTTTTCCTTTGGTGCAGCTGCTCCGTACTTCGCATTCAGAGCCTCGCCAGTCGTCTTTGAGAGGGTCTCTAGGCCCTTCGCAAAAGCTCCGTTGAGCTTCTCTACCAAAGTGTCAATTACCGCCGTGTTCACGCCCATCTTGGTGGCTGCATCGCGAAATGCTGCTTCGGTAGGGCTAGACCCCTTGGCACCCGCCGCAGAGGGGGCCTGTTGGCGAGTAGGAATAGCTGTCGCCTGTCCTGCCTTTTTTTCATCGTCCTCCGAGTCGCTGTGATATCCGGATTCCATCGGCATCTTGGCCCACAACTCAAAAGCAAGTCCGAATGTCATGGCTGCTGACATGCACATGCCCCGACGCTGAGTGTCTGTGAT